GACAATATTTTGTCCTGCGCGGCTAAGTTTGTGCAGGACAGCTTGAAAAAGGCATGGGTAATCAAGGACGACAACCAGAGATGCATCCCGCACTTCTATTTCGATACGTTTGTGGATAAGGAGAATCCGAGGATTGAAGTGACGATCACGGAACTTACCGCGGGACAGGCGAAAATGACGCTGAAAGACCTGCTTAAGGACTTAGAAACGGGGTGATGGCTTGGCAGACGGAAAAAGCAGTTTTGTCCTGTATACGGAGTATCTGCGGCACATACAGAAAATGAGCATGGATCAGCGCGGAGAACTATTTACCGCGATTCTGTGCTATGCGGCGGGCGAATCTGTACCGGAACTTGATGCGGCGGCAGATATGGCATTTAGTTTTATCCGCGAGCGAATGGATCGGGACAATGCGGCGTACATGGAAAAGGTTGAGAAGCGCAGGGAAGCCGGTAAACTTGGCGGCAGACCTAAAGCAAATGCTTATGATGAAAACCAAACAAAAGCAAAAAAAGCAAATGGTTTTTCCGAAAAGCAAAATAACCCTGATACTGTTCCTGATACTGATACTGTACCTGTTATTAAAAAAGAGAGTAAAGAGAAAAGCATGCGCTTTTCCCCGCCCACTCGTCAGAATGTAGCAGAGTATTGTGCAGAAAAGGGATATAGCGGCTTTGACGTGGAAAGATTTCTTGACTATTACACTTCTAACGGGTGGATGGTTGGTAAAAACAAAATGAGAGACTGGAAGGCTGCAGTTAGGAACTGGGCGCGGGCAGGCACAGCCCCCAAACCCAAGAATACCAGTGGGAATAAGTTCAATAATTTCAGCCAACGGGACTACGATTACGATGCGTTGGAAGCGGAGTTGCTTAATTCGACACCACAGGGAGGATGAAATGGAGAGAAGAAAAAGAACGAGCATGTATGACCCGTACCGAGAGGATATTGTGGCAGCGCTTGAAGCAGGCAAGACGATCAGACAGATTTACTATGAGATCATATGCCCGGCGCTGAACGGCGGGTGTGAATACAGCGGCTTGGTGTATTACGTGAATAAAAACGGTCTCCGGTACGTCACAGAAAATGACGGCTATGAGCCGGTACATATCTGCGCGGAGTGTGAACACTGCGGAAAAATCCAGCGAGAGCGGTTCGGTCCAATGAGTTTTTGCAAGAAAGCGAAGCGGGAGATTTTGCCGGTGGTTAAGACGTCGCCACGGTGGTGCCCGTTACGATCGGGAAGGGGCGAGATAAATGCATAGAGACAGTAAGGAGCGCCGCAATCGTGCAGCAGAGATTAGCGAGCGGATGACACACCCGAGCAAGCATGTGAGCGGCGACGCGCTTAAGAGATTCAGAGAGGTGCCGTATCAGCTACGGTTCGGAAAGGAGTGGGAACATGGTTGAATGTATGAGAACTGCGGCACGGGACAGCAAAACGGAACGCATTAAAGTTTCCTGCTTAGATATTATCGTAACAATGATAGGAAAAAAGCCATATTACGAAATCAAGTACAAGGAAATCGGAGAGGACTATTATCATGTTGGCTACAGTTCCTATAAGCTAGAAAATGTTTTAGCTTGGAAGGATGAGTGCTTTGAGATTGTGAAAGAATGCAGACCGCAGACCAATGCAGACCGGATCCGGAGCATGACGGACGAGGAATTGGCAAAATGGTTTGATGCTGTGACGAAAGACATACTTGGTGGAAGCACTTGGGATAAAAAAGGATGGCTTAAATGGCTTCGGGCAGAAAGCGAGGAATAGCATGGAGCAATATTCCTTTGACAGTTTAGGACAGATGGTCCCGTGTCCAGATAGAGAGAAGTGTGGAGCTTATAAATGCCCGCCCTTGCCGGACGGCACGCCGCGGGGATGCACCGGAGAACGGAAGTGGTGCAAGATGAAGTTTAAGGAGAGTGAGGAAAAATAATGAGTTGCGAAAAAGAATGCAAGCTCGGCAAAACATATTGCTGCATGGAGTGCCCGAGCTACGATATATGCCGAGAGAAGCGCAAGAACAGAAAATCGAGCTTTGAAAAAGCGGTGAAGTGGATTGCCGTTAGCATTGCGGTTATCGCCGGAATCAAGATGACGGGATCGGCGTGGTGCCTGTGGGCCTTTGCTTTGCCGGTAATGGCAGATTAGGAGGGATAGACATGACAGAGAATGAAGCAATCGAAAGAATCAAAACTGGAATATGTTGTGAAAAAGGTACGGCGAGATATTGCACAGATGCATGTATGTATGGCAAAGAAAAATGCGCCTATAGCGTGGCAATCAAGGCTCTTGAAGAAATCCAGCAGTACCGAGAATTGGAAAAGCGCCTTACGGGTATGTTCGGCGGAGAACTCTCTCTTGAAACTGTGGTGGATGAACTGGAACGACAATTAAAAGAGCCAGACAACCCGCATCCGATAAATGCCAAAATTCTTACATACGAGGATGCGGCAGCTTGGGATGCTTACCATGCGATTGGCACGCCGGAAGAATGCCAGGCGGCGATGGAGAAGCAGATTCCATATAAGCCATCACGTAAAAAATTGGTTTGGGGTATTGGAAAATGCAAATGTGGTGTTGAATTTCTGGACAGAAAAACAGGCTTCTGTGGGAATTGCGGTCAGAAATTAGATTGGGAGGACGAAGAATGAGTGCGATATGGTTCATAGTTCTGTTTTTAGCTTGGGAAAATGGAGTTGAAATTGATGATGCGTCATATTTGATGCTTGCAATTTTTTATGTCGGAGATTGTATTTTAATGCGGACAGGAGGAAGAAATGGGAAGGCTGATTGATGAAGATGATGTAAAGAAGATGATTTCTGATACATTTGAGAAGGAAAAAGATGTTATAAATAGCTTTTGGAAAATGGGTACGTTGATGGATAAGGTCGACGAAATTCAGACCGCCTACGATGTGGATGCGGTTGTGGAGCAGTTGGAAGAAAGAAGCGAAGAATATAATTCTGGTGTACGGTTGCATGGAAAGCCGGAAGAAATGCTTACGGATGAAGCAATCGAGATTGTGAAAGGCGGTGGCGTAGATGCCAATTAAACCAGAAAATCGGAAAAGATATCCGGCAAACTGGAAAGACATACGAAAAGATATCCTTAAACGGGCAGACAATAAATGCGAATTTTGTGGAATTGAGAATTATGCTATCCGCGAAAATGGCTCAAAAGTTGTCCTGACAATAGCGCATTTAGACCATACACCGGAAAATTGCGATTACAGTAATCTCAGAGCGTTATGCCAGAGATGCCACAACAGGTATGATGCAAAGCACAGGGCAGAAACAAGAAGAAAGGCGGTGGAGTAGATGGCAATTAAACCGATTTTATTTAACACCGAGATGGTTCGGGCGATTTTGGACAGGAGAAAGACTTGCACAAGGCGAGTTATCAAACTGCCGGAAAATATGGATGGTATACCGGTTGGGAAAGGCGGAGATAGCAGTAATCCGCTTGGGTTCATGTATCCTGGTTGCATTAAAAGACCGCAGTATCAGCCGGGGGATATCCTGTATGTACGGGAAACATGGAAAAAGGCACCGAACGGATACTATTACTACGAGGATTGGCAAAGAAATGACATTGCCGATGTTACAAAGTGGAAACCATCCATCCACATGCCGAAAGAAGCGGCACGTATCTGGCTTAAGGTTACGGATGTGAGGGTGGAGCGGTTACAGGATATTACTCCAAAAGACGCTGAAAATGAAGGTGTCGGAAATCTTTTTTATGAAGATATCGGATATAGCGAAAAGAACTATGGAACCGAAGTAGACCCGGAATATGGAATTGCGAAAGAACAGTTTGCATGGTTGTGGGAATCAACCGTCAAGAAATCCGACCTTGACCGCTACGGCTGGAATGCGAATCCGTGGGTGTGGGTAATCGAATTTGAGCGGTGCGAGAAACCGGAGGCAAATTAGAGTTTAGTGAAAGAAGGGGCAAATATGAAGGCTGTGCCGATTGAGCTAAAAGCTGCACAGGCATATATAAATACACATCATAGACATCATCAAGCTGCGCATCGCGATAAGTTTCGTATTGCAGCCGAAAAAGATAATCATATAATCGGGGTGGTGCAGGTTGGAAGACCTGTATCAAGAGTGTTGGATGACGGAAAGACGCTGGAAGTTCTCCGATTATGCACCAACGGAGAGAAAGATGTGTGTAGTTTCTTGTACAGTCGAGCGGCGCGAATTGCTAAAGAGATGGGATACACCAAGATAATTACATACATTTTAGAATCAGAGCCAGGGACAAGCCTAAAAGCTTCTGGATGGACGCTTGAAACTTCTGGAGTTGGTGGAACTGATTGGAACGTGCCGAGTAGACCAAGAGAGGTTACTCCAGTACAAATGAGCTTGTTCCCAGAAAAAGCAAAATATCCTATCGGAGAAAAGAAACAACGATGGGTTAAGAATTTGAAGTGAAAGAGGTGTGAAATATGCCTAAAGCAGTATTGATTATGGATATGCCTGAACAGGTGTGCCAGAAATGCACATTGTGCTATGAGACAGAGAATGATGACGAATATCTGTGCTGTGCGACAGGGAAACTTGTACCAGACGGAGCAAAGCCGGATTGGTGCCCACTTCGGGAACTGCCGGAGAGATCAGATCATCCAGAGCATTGTGACAATGGAAGATTCGATGCAGGCTGGAACGGATGCTTAGATGAAATTTTAGAGAGAAAGGAATAACGAATCCTCGGTAAACCGAGGTTGCAACTTAAAGGTGTCAAAGATTTTGCATAAAGGGAATAATAGTAGCGTTGATGATTCGATAAGGTGGAATTTGAAGTAGCGCACATATAGCATATTTGACTTATGTGAGTTTCAGACCGTCAGCACGGGAAGCCTATATTCCTTATCCACGATACATGGATTTGTAGCGTGGTGTTATGACAGAAAAGAAACTAAAGGTATGTTGGATCAGTGCAGGAATATCTAGTTTTATGGCTGGGTATCTTGCAGGGAATGTTGACGAATGGATTTACATAGACATTCAAGACCAACATGAGGATAGTATCAGATTTATCAAGGATTGTGAGAAAGCAGTCGGAAAGAAAATCACAGTGCTACGATCAACGGGATATAGAAATGTGGAAGATTGTGTGAGAGTGTTCGGGGGATTTAGAAATCCGGCAAATGGATTTGCACCTTGCACGAACTGGTTGAAGAAACGAGTGAGAAAAGAGTGGGAAGAACAGCACCTGGATTGTGAGTTGACTTATGTATGGGGCTTCGACCTTAAGGAAAAGGACAGAGCAGAACGAACGGTTGAATCGAATCCACAAGCTGAACACGAATTTCCACTTATTGAAAGAAACCTCTCAAAAGAAGAGGTACATGGATTGTTTGAACGGACTTTTGATTTTGCCCGGCCTTTGATGTACGACCTTGGCTATCCGAACAATAACTGCATCGGATGTGTCAAGGGTGGTATGGGATATTGGAATCGGATTCGAAAAGATTTCCCAGAGGTATTCGAGAGCCGGGCGAAGTTGGAAAGGTTAGTAGGACATTCTATTTTGAAAGACAAAAATGGTCCAGTATATCTGGACGAGTTAGACCCGAACAGGGGAGATATGAATACAGAGGTATTCCCAGATTGCGGAATAATGTGTTATTTAGCACAGCAGTAAGATTAAAGAAAGGAGTGCGAGCTTCCCGGGAAGATGCGCATCGGCTCCTTTTGACAGAATGAAACAAATAGACGGTCAGATAGGCCTTTTCGATGTAAAACCTGTCAATGAAAAGAATGAGTGCCTTGGAGAGCCATGTGCACACTGTGATGTAGAATGGTGTTCCGTTAAATGTTTTATACGCCGCGGCTATATTCGAGACATGCTTTACGGTTTTACAAAAGACAGTGAGGGAAAGCCGCTGAGGAGAAATATTGAAAGCAGAGTCTGTAAAGAGACAAGATTTGATTAGAGAAAGGAGCCGGGACCTATCCGGATAAAAGGCGCGCCGAGTTCCTGAAAAGAAAATGAAAGATTTAGGCAATTATGAGTGTGATGGTCAGATTGAAATGACGGACTATTTAAAATCCCAGATAAAATGTGGAGCGGTAAAAGATCTGACTGCATGGATCAACAGCCAGGGAAAAGCACAGTACACGCAGATCGGCGAAGTGGTAAAAGATGCGTATGAAAGGCACAAGGATTCTGCTGAACTGGTAGATAGGATCACGAACGCTGTGTCGGTGTATGTGCTTACCCAGTCTGTGGGGTATATGGATTACTTGAGAAGCGAAAGCGGGGTGGTTGCAAATGATTAACGGAGAATTGCTAGTTGATAACTTTGCCGGCGGGGGCGGCGCTTCCACTGGGATAGAATTGGCAACCGGATACAGTGTTGACATTGCAATCAACCATGATCCGGAAGCCATCCGAATGCACAAGGCGAATCATCCGAATACCAAGCACTACTGTGAAAATGTGTGGGCGGTGGATCCGGTAAAAGCCTGCGGCGGTCATCCGGTGGCTCTTGCTTGGTTTAGCCCGGACTGTAAGCATTTCAGTAAGGCAAAAGGTGGAAAGCCAAAGGATAAAAACATTCGTGGTCTTGCATGGGTAGCCTGCCGCTGGGCGGGGCTGGTGCGACCGAGGGTCATCATGCTTGAGAATGTGGAAGAATTTAAAACATGGGGACCGCTTGGGCGGCGTCATCATCCAATCAAGGCAAAGCAGGGAAAGACGTTTGAAAAGTTTGTGCAGCAACTTACAGATCTTGGGTATGAGGTGCAATGCCGGGAGCTGATTGCCGCTGATTACGGCGCACCGACCATGCGGAAAAGATTTTTTATGATCGCACGTTGCGATGGCAAGCCGATTGTTTTTCCAGAGCCGACACACGGACCGGCAGACAGCGAAACAGTTAAAGCAGGACTCCGCAAGCCGTATGTTGGAGCATATACACAGCTTGATTTTTCTTTGCCATGTCCGAGCATCTTTGACACGTCGGAAGAGATCAAGGAAAAGTACGGAATCAGGGCGGTACGTCCGTTGGCGCCGAAGACAATGGAAAGGATCGCAAGAGGATTAAGAAAGTTCGTCCTCGACAATCCGGAGCCGTTTATTATCCAATGTAATCATGGTGGAGAGCGCAGACCGAACGATATTCGGAAGCCAATGCCGACCATCACTGGAAAGCATGGGTATGGAATTGTGGAGCCGACGTTTGCACCTTATATGGGGACAAATACAACGAATCATCCGGGTGGAAACTGCAAAGATCCGATACATACGATCACCACAGGTAATCAACAATGCCTTATTAGCCCGACGCTTATCCAATACCATTCTGAAACGGCGCAGGGAGAAGTTCGGGGACAGACGATTGAAGATCCTATAATGACGGTGGACGGATCGAACAGATATGGACTGGTCACATCATTTTTGAGTAAGTTCTATAAGTCTGGAATCGGACAGGACGAAAGAGAGCCACTACATACAATCACAACATCAGCCGGACATTTTGGCGAGGTCAGAGCATTTCTGATTAAATATTATGGACAAGGAACAGGTCAGGACATTAAGGAACCGCTTGATACAGTAACATCAAGAGATCGCTTCGGCTTGGTGACCATCAATGGGACGGATTATCAGATAGTGGACATCGGCTTGCGAATGCTTGAGCCACGGGAACTATATGGATGTCAGGGATTCCCGGACGACTACATCATTGACCATGATTATACAGGGAAGACATACCCGAGAAGCGAGCAGGTGCGGCGATGCGGTAACGCAGTATGTCCACCAATCCCTGCGGCATTAGTCAGAGCGAATTTGCCAGAGTTATGCGTGGCGGAGCGGACACCAAATATGAAGATTAAAGCAGAGCAGACCGGACAGCTCCGGTTTGCCTAGAACGGAGGAATAAAAATGAAAGTAAACTGGGAAAAGAGTGTCTTTACAATATTACCGACAGTGATAATCGTGCCAAAGAAGTATGCCATTAAGAAAAGAACTTATGTGGCTTTCGCCTGGCTATATTGGTGGATTGACCTGATGGAGTAGAGCAAATCGGCTATAGCCCCAGCCAGCAGTAATGCGGCGGGGCGGAAAGAGAGGATAAATAGATGGAGAAATTTTTTACAATTAACAAAGACAGTGATTTTTATAAAGAATATGTACAGTATCAGAAAGATGTAAAAGCGAATGCGCAGGCATTTAAGAAATTTTCGGAGGAACACGGGATTGAGTCGACGCAATATATTCCAGACGATAGAGCGGTAATAATTATTCCAACTGAAAATGATTTGCAGAAATTTCAGGGTATGTTTACAAAAAATAAATTATATTACGAAAACGGTGTTAGACGTTTCAGAGCAAACTGTCAAATTACCAAGGATTGGCTTGAGATTGCGAAGACGATCCCAACGCCGAAAAAACCGGATTACTTCTGCTACGGAATGAGATTTTGTGGGAAATATAGCACAAGGTGCTTTATGATCGGCGATGTTTTATATGGTTCGGCGGAGAATGTAGAAGTAAAGCTACTCGACTTTATGACAGAAATTAAAGCGAGCGAGTTTTATAAGGCAATCGAGGAAGAAGAGAGCAGAGAAAAGGAGCAGTTATGAAAAAGAAAATTTTAGCAGCAATTTTAACAGCAACACTCTTGATCGCCGGATGCAGTGACATGGCAAACGTCAGCGCAGGGCAGGATAATACGATGGTATTGGTAGAAGGTTGGCGGGATTACGGTATCTATGCGGACAAAGACACAGGCGTCATGTATCTGGTGTATCAGCGGAATGGTACCGGATGTACCGTTATGCTCAATGCAGACGGGACACCGAAGATCTGGCAGGGAGAGGAATAGGAAAAGAAAGTTTTAAAGGGGGAATGTGCGTGGATGAAAAAGAAATATTTGAAATCTGCCAGAGCGTGGACAGCTTCATTGCTGCGGAACTGACGGAATCCATCGTGCGCGGCACCAGTTACGATATGCTGGAAGCCCACCACGGCATTCTCCCGATCAGCAGGCGGAGCTTTTACAGGCGGCGCAGGACAGCGCAGAGGTTGATGCGGCAGAGGATGGCGCGGCTGGTGGAGGAAAAGAACGGACAGTATATGATCGTATGGGGAAGAGAGGGATAACAACCTCTCTTTTTTCATGCCTAAAATGGCACAAATTCACTGTAGCCTTGCCTTATAATTATGATATGAAGAAAGGATTATGCCATGTATAAAGCACAGAGGAATTACGAAAATGCACAGCGGATGTTATTTGAGGGTGTTGGTCGGTATGACATACCGGAGGTAGAGCCTACACAGTTTGATAATGCGGAGTTTATCGGATTCAATTATGCCAAGAGCGCGAAGAACCCGGAGAGCAAGGCAGTGCACTTCTTCCTGGATGACTACCAGTTTACCAGAGTATGGACAGACCCGGATAGATATATTCCGATGTTGCAGCGGTTCAAGTACGTGCTGACACCGGATTTCAGTCTGTATACAGATTTTCCAATGCCGTTGCAGATATATAACCATTACCGCAAGCATTGGCTGGGGGCGTACTGGCGGATGCATGGTATCAATGTCATTCCTACGATTTGTTGGAGTGACCGGGAATCGTTTGAATGGTGCTTCGATGGAGAACCTACACAAAGTGTTGTTGCAGTCTCCTCCGTTGGAACGCAGAACAGCAAGGAAAAGAAACAGTGTTTTCTGGATGGCTATTTTGAGATGATGGAGCGGCTGCAGCCGACGCAAATCATCTTTTATGGCAGAGTACCGGATGAGTGCAAGGGCAATATCCTAAAAATAAATGCCTTTGGGGATAAGTGGGACAGGAAGGAATGAAATGGGTGGCAGAGGCACGAGTAGTGGGATAAGTGAGAAAGGAAATAAGTATGGAAGTCAGTATCATACCATATTAGAGTACGAGAATATTAAGTTTGTAAAGGCAAATTCCAGAGATTCAGAATCGCTTTTTGAAACGATGACGGAGGGCAGAGTGTATGTGACTGTGGGTGGAAATGATTTGCTAAAAATTACATACTATGATGAGCAGAACAGAAGAAAGAAACAGATAGACCTCAATCATCCACATAAAGGAATAAAACCACATGTGCATCATGGATATAATCATAACGAAAATGATAATTCCAAAGGGGCAACTGGCTTATTACCCAAGGAAAAGAAGATGGTTGAGAAGGTAGAACGTATATGGTACAATCATATAAACAAGAAACAGTAGCTTAAATAAAAGCGGCGTCAACCAACGCATGGTTTCCGAGTGATCGGGGTGTTTCTTGTTAGCAAGTGTAGTATACTCTGGTGATTACGCCTTGATAGAGGAGAGTTCGGTTCGACTCCGAACACTTGCGACAATGAGGATGTACCATAACGGTATGTCCTTTTTTATTGCCCTGAAAGGAAGTGATTAGTTGGCAGCAAAGAAAAATCCGTTGAGCGATAAAGCGTATGAAATGTATAAGAGCGGCATGAAGTTGGTAGACATAGCTGACCAGCTAGGAAAGCCAGAGGGAACAATCCGCAGATGGAAAAACACTTATGATTGGGATAACGAACGTTCGGATTCGAAAGCGAACGAACAAAGCGAACGTTCGGATTCAGTGTCATGGGTAGAGATAGAACATGAGTATGTGACTGATATAAGCAGAAAGCCTTGTACTCTGGAAGAATTGGCAGCAAAACATAACATTACGATCGGAACTGTTGAAAAATATTCAATGGAACACAAATGGAGTGAGAAGAGAAAAAACTATAAGGAAAGTATCAAACAAAAAGCGCTGGAAAAATCCTCCGATGCAGACGCCGACAGGATAGCACGTCTTTTGTCCATTGCAGATAAGGCGGCAGAGAAAGCAGAGCAGGCACTCGGCGAACTGGAGCAGTATGTTGTGCGAGACAAGAAAAAGGTCAAGACGGTTGAATATAAAGATGATACAGCCATCGGGAAGCCTACCAAGGAAATCATAGACGAGACAGAGCATATCAACATTGCAAGCGGTCCTATAGATAGACTGGGGCTATCCCAAGTAACAGGCGCGCTAAAGAACCTTAAGGATATTTACATGATTCCGAATGCACTGGATGCGCAGAAACATAGCCAAGAGATGGATAAGCGTAAACTGGAAGTTGATATACTCAAATTAGAGATGCAGACCAAAGAGAGCGCGGATGATACCCCAGAGCAGGACAACTTCTTAGAAGCATTAAACGCATCAGCGCAGGAAGTGTGGTCGGATGACTGAATGGAAAAATATTGACGAGCGCATAGCCAAGTTAAAAGAAAACATCATGCGAAATGCTGTTCGGATGAAAAGGAAGTACCAGCAGAACGGTTTTGAGTTTCGCCCGTTCTCGACCAAGCAAAAGAAAGTCCTTACCTGGTGGTGCGATACATCCCCAGTAAAGGATATGGACGGCATCATAGCGGACGGAGCGATCCGAAGCGGTAAGACACTCAGCATGTCACTAAGTTTTGCGCTGTGGGCTATGAGTACATTCAACCAGCAGAACCTCGGCATGGCAGGAAAGACAATCGGGTCCTTCCGGCGAAACGTTCTGTTCTGGTTGAAGCTGATGCTCAAGAGCCGGGGCTATAAGGTAGCAGACCACCGCTCCGACAACATGGTCGAGATCAGTAAAGGCGATACAGTCAACTTCTTTTATATCTTTGGTGGTAAGGATGAACGGTCGCAGGACTTGATACAGGGTATCACATTAGCCGGAATGTTCTTTGATGAAGTGGCACTTATGCCGGAATCATTTGTCAACCAGGCAACCGGGCGATGCTCTGTGGATGGTTCAAAGTTCTGGTTCAACTGCAACCCGGACAGCCCCAGCCATTGGTTCAAGGAAAACTGGATAGATAAATCAACCGGGTATCTTGGAAAGAAAAAGGTTGAGGAGATAAGGCAGAAAGCGGCAGAGGAAAATAAGCCAGATGGGTTGAAAGAGATAATCTATCTGCATTTTACAATGGACGATAACCTTTCTCTTTCTGAAAAGGTAAAGGCGCGATACCGGGCGATGTACAGCGGTGTGTTTTATGACCGCTTTATCCTTGGCTTATGGGTAATAGCCGAGGGACTTGTATATGGCATGTTCGATAAGGAGAAAAACATCTTCCACGGGGAATATGAGTATAGCCCACAATCATCTTATTATCTGTCTATTGATTACGGAACCATGAACCCGTTCGCAGTAGGTTTGATGGAGCTGCAGAACAGCGGCAGGGTACGGATGCTCCGGGAGGGACATTATTCTGGAAGGGAAACTGGAGTGACGATTGACAACGAGGCATATTACAAGATAATCCAAGAGGTGGCGGGAGATTTCCCGATCACTTCCATTGTCATTGATCCGTCAGCGGCAGCCATGAAAGCAACAATCCGGAAGTACGGAGAGTTTACCTGTACAGATGGAAATAACGATGTGCTGAATGGAATCCAGGAGGTAACAAAGTATTTGAACCTTGGAATGTTGCAGATCCATGAAAGCTGTGTGGAGACAAGGAAAGAGTTTGGAGCGTATGCCTGGGATGAAAAGGCAGTGGGCGAGGACAGGGTTATCAAAGAGTACGACCACCACATGGACCTTATCAGATATTTTATTTACACAGTAGCACGCAGATATAACAGAGGACTTATTTAGGAGGATGCAATGGGAATTATGTCAGCTATTAAAGAATGGTGGAACAGGATGTTCAAATCAGAGATTAAAGACCAGTTCCAGGTAACTGGTATTACTTCCGGGGATATGCAGAAAGCAATTCAGAATTGGATGCTGATTTATAAGGGCGAGCCGGACTGGGTGGACCCGGAAGAGGGAATTAAGACAATCAAATTTGCAAAGTTCGTATGTGGGGAAATTGCTAGACTTGCCACGCTTGCCATTGATGTGACGTTTGACGGCACGCGGAAAGAGTATATGACACAGTTCTGGGAAAAGTCAGTGCATGACCGCATCAGGGAATGGACAGAGCTTATGTGTGCCTGTGGTACGGTTATCCTTAAGCCAAACGGAACAGGAGTGGATCTGGTAACGCCGGACAGATTCGAGATAACCAGTCTTGACGGAAACCACAATATAACTGGGATAGTGTTTCAGGACAGCTACCAGGAGGGCAACGAGCATTATACCAAGCTGGAATATCACAGATTTTTTACAGCCAATGTAAGGATGTCGGATGCGGAAGAGTACACGGAGACAACTTACTACTCCATATCGAACAGAGCGTTCGTGTCGAAGAATGCCGGGGAAATCGGGAAGCCGATTGATTTAAGTATGACAATGTGGTCTGGACTGCAGCCGGACGTACATATCACAAAAAAGAACGGCGAGCAGATCAATTCGATGCTGTTCGGGTTGTTCCGGATGCCGTCCTCTAACGATATTGATTTGAGTAGTCCTCTCGGGCTGTCTGCCTTTGCTGATGCGATTGAGGAATTGAGAGACCTTGATATTGCATATAGCCGCAATGCGGAGGAAATCGAGGACAGCCGCCGGATGATAATGGTGGACGATCGACTTGTGGCAAAGCCTGCATACAAAGACGAGAAAGGGCGGACAGTAAGACCGCAGGTAAAGCTGCCTAAGTTTTTCAAAATGATTGCCGGACTGGATGGCGGCGATGAAACGTATCATGAGGTTAATCCAAATTTGAATACGGATACCAGAAAGAGCGGCATTAACCAGTGCTTGTCTCTCGTAGGCACAAAGTGTGGATTTTCCAACGGCTATTTTGTGATTGACGAGAAAACCGGTATGGTAACTGCCACACAGGTAGAATCCGATGATCGCAGGACCATCCAGCTTATCAAGGATGTGCGGGATGCAATGCAGAAGTGCCTCGATGATTTATTCTATGCGCAGTCTGTATTTGCTGATCTGTATGGTCTTGCGCCGGCGGGCGACTATGAACCACAGTATGACTTCGGGGACATTACCTACAACGAGGAAGAGGACAGAATGAGAAACCTCACGCTTGCCAACTCCGGCTATATCCCGAAATGGCAGTATCTTGTCAGATTTGAGGGATATTCGGAAGGGGAAGCAAAGGCAGCGGTTGAGGAAGCGAGTGGGGCACAGGAAAAAGGATTGTTCGGGGAGGAGTAGAAATGATACATACACGTTTTGAGAGTTACTGTGAAAAATGCGAAGAATTAGCGCCAGAAGCGATAATAAATGTTTGTGAATGTGCGGACAGCTGCAGAACTGTAGAAACAACCATTTACTGTAGACATCGGCATAGATGCGCTGCTATTAAGAAACAAATAGAAAGGGAAGCGGCTGAATGAAATACAACAAGACTGTCGGTATGGTAAGCATCCAGATTGATACCAAGCGGATAGATGATAATGTGAGACGGGCGCAGGATTTGTTAGATCAACAGGTGCTTAATGACATGATTCCGTATATGCCATATCAACAGGGAGCAATGAGGGGAGCGACACAGATCATTGAACCCGGTCTTATATCAACCAATACACCATATGCGCATTATCAGTACGAGGGAGAACTTTATTTAACAGAGGATGGGCGCTCATGGGCGAATAAAGGGGAAAAGAAGTACCCGACAGGAACACCACTACAGTACCATACTGCTGGAACAGGTGACCATTGGTTTGAACACGCCAAGGAGGAACACGGGGAACAGTGGATTGACTTGGTAAGGCGCGAAGTAGGAAAGGGATAAATATGCTGGAACCGGATTATTTCTATGGAAAATCGGATGTGTTAATTTCATACGAGCAGGAACTTGAGGACTGGATATTGCAGGATATTGCTATGCGGTTACTTAAAGCGGAAGCTATGGCCGGAACAACCGATATGGAACTGTATAAGCTGCGGCAGCTGGGCTTGCATCAGAATGAAATTGTGAAACGATTATCTGCCCTTACGCAGAAATCAACGGCAGAAATCCGCAGATTATTGCAGGATGCGGTGCTGACATCTTGGGATGATGATAAAAGCACGATGTCCCGCCTTGGAATAGATGCGGTATCCCCACTTGAAAATCCGGTTGTCATGGAGCTACTAGATGCAGAATTTAAGAAAACGCTCGGAGAAGTGAACAATCTGACGCGTTCCACCATGATGCAGTCACAGCGAGATCTCATGAATATGCTCAATGAAGCCGAGATGCGTGTGGCAGCAGGGGTGCAGTCATACAGTGCCGCGGTGTGCGATATATTGGACCGGTATGGTAAAACCGGAATCATGATCGATTACCCAACCGGAACGCGCCGGACATTGGAAGCGGCGGTCAGAATGTGCGTAGTCACGTCTATGAACCAGACAGCAGCACAGGTAACCAATCATTACATAGCGGAGCATAATGTGGAGTATGTGCTTGTATCGGCTCATTTAGGGGCAAGAACACAGGGAAAAGGGCAGCCCTACCTTGCCGGCCATGATAACTGGCAGGGGAAGTGTTATAAAATATCCGGGAGCGAACCGGATGCGCCGAATCTGGCGGAGATGACAGGGTATGATATTGTGAACGGAACCGGCCATGTTCTCAATCCTCTTGGGTTACATGGGTATAACTGCCGACATTCCCACAAGCCCTGGGACAAATCTCTACGGAATCCCTATCTGGACGAGAACGGCAGCCTTAAGATTGACAGTGAGGAGAACCGAAAGGTGTATGATTTACAACAGCAGCAAAGAGCAATGGAGCGCGCAATCCGGCAGACAAAGAGACAGTTACTTGTGAAGCAGGCAGAGATTGAAGGTGTGGCAGAAATAGACGTGAAAGAAATGTTGCAGCCAGAATATGATAAACTTGCGTATAAGCTCCGGATGCAGAACCGGAAGTACAACCAATTCTGTGCAGACAATGGTTTGAGGACACAGGCTGACAGAATCAAGGTAGCAGGGTTTAAGCGGGAGCAGGCGGCGAAGGCGAATGGCAGAGCGACGGCGTATAGTAATTCTGTAAAAACTCCAATGGAAAAAGCTGATAATGTGGGTTATACTAAAAGAACAAAGGAAGAGTTTGAGCAGACCGCGCGGCAGATAAAGGAAGAAATAACGCAGTATTCTGATGGACCATCGAAGTGGAGTGGAAATATAAACGTAAATAGTGAACACGTTGGAAATGGAGCTCTTGGAGCCAAGGAATGGTCTTGCGATATTTCACTTATTGACACAGCGGACGATGGTGTAATCTGGCATGAAATGCTTCATTCGTGTTCGGCAAGCTATTATAAGTCAGAGGTATACAATGCAAACGAATATATTGAGGAGGCGACTGTAGAATGGTTGAAACAGCAGATATGCGGTGAGAAGAATATTTTCAATGTATATGCTTATGGAGATAAAACGATTGTTCTACAAGCGTTGAATGAGTCCTTTAAATTTGGAACAGATATGGAGTTTGCAAAGGAAATATTTAACGTTCCGCTTCCAGAACGGTATCGATGGTTAGAAAATAGGGTTGACGAACGCTTGAGACAAGCAGGTGCTTCATTTGAAGATTACAATGATGTCATGGGGTTTGTCGAAAGATTGAAAGGCGGTAGCAATGGCAGATATTAAAGGACTCATAAAAACAATACACGAGTATAACAAAAAATACGCTATTACTGAAAATTCAAGTGAGGCAGATAAATTAATTGCCAGAATTCAAGAAAAAAAGTACACAAAAGAGGAATACTTTGCGACTGAAAAGGAAGTAAAAGATTTTATGAAATCTGATGCCCCGGAAAGCGAAAAGCAAAAGGTTTGTTACAGTGGTTATCCGGAATCGTTATCTATGATCTGTGCTGCAATCAGAGAGGGCAGACTTGATATTTAGGAGAGGGAGCATAATGCTCCTTCTTTTATTTTGGCACAAATTATCTCCGCACATGAGTTATTATAATATTGCCAGACGAGTTATGCTCATTCGTTTTGCACCTCCTTTCGTGTACTATAGCAAGAGCGCCTTGAAATATAGGCGCTTTTTGCGTGCCTAAAAATTGGCACAAATCTTTTATATTCCCATGATAAAATATACTTGACAAGTGAAAAACACCGGACGGAGCGTAGGAATCCGCCCGCTACCCTAGAAAAACTATAGGATGTGATGGCACGTCCTGTTTGGGGCGTGCTTTTTCTTGTATTTTGCCAGCTATGGATAAAATAGCAACTCTATCGTGCCGGGCTGACCGGAGTAAAAACAGTGAAAGAAAGAGGTATTAGAACATGGTAAAAGTTATCACGGAACTTGAAAAACTTGGTTTGGAACTGACAGACGAGATGAAGGAAGCCATCAAGAAGAGCATCGGCGAGGAAGTTTATTCCAAAGGCGAACTTGATAAGAAAGTCAAAAAGGCGGAGGAAGAGCGGGATCAGTACAAGGAGCGCGCAGAGACCGCAGAAGAGACGTTGAAGGGATTTGACGGCAAAGACCTTGAGACCATCACAAAAGAGCGTGACAAGTGGAAAGAGAAAGCCGAGACAGCAAAGAAAGATTATGATGCCAAGATTGCAGAGCGTGAGAAAAGTGACTTGCTGGAAAAGGCATTTGAGAGTGTCAAGTTTTCCTCGGCATCCGCAAAGAAAGCTATCATGAGCGACATCGCCGCTAATGTGTCTGTCAAGGATGGTAAGCTGATTGGATTCAATGACCTTTTAGAAGATGCCAAGAAGAATGATGCGAGCGCATTTGTTGACGAGCAGGCACAGCAGCAGGAACAGAACCAGGCAACATTTACGACTCCGATGGGAGCCGGGGCGCAGACCGAGCCGATCACCGGAGATCCGAACAAAATGGACTTTGCCACCTATAAGAAGTGGCGCGAACAGAACCAGTAATTAAGGAGGAACATTTATGCCAAACACAATTTTAACACCGCAGATTATTGCGAATGAAGCGCTGATGGTATTGCAGAGCAACCTTACTATGGCGAATCTCGTACACAGAGATTATTCCAGCGAGTTTGTAAAGGTGGGCGACACCATCACCGTAAGAAAACCGGCTACTTTCGTAGCAAAGAACTTCACAGGGCAGACAGAAGCGCAGGACATCACCGAGGGTTCTACTACCGTCAAGATGGATCGTTTCCGGGATATTACAGTTAATGTCGGTTCCAGGGAAATGACATTGGATATTAAAAACTTTTCCGAGCAGGTCATCACACCGGCTATGCAGGCTATGGCACAGCAGATTGACGCGGATCTTCTCGCTGTCGGCATCTCCAAAGCTGGGAAGAAAGCTACAGTGTCCGGCACGCCGGTAATTTCTGATATTGCAGGCGTAGGAAAGGCACTGGATCAGGCAAAGGCACCGCGTACAGACAGACGGCTGATTCTGCCGCCGACGACCCTGTACAAGTACAACACGCTGGATAACTTCGCAAAGCAGTGCTACAAGGGAGATTCTATCGCACTGAAAGAATCCGAGATCGGAAAGGTTTACACCTGTGAGACCTTTATGTCCCAGAACTGCCCGGAGAATCAGAACGATACACCGGGAACAGTGGCATCTTACAAGGTTGCAGGCACTAAGGGCGCGACAGAGTTTACTGTATCTGATGGCAAGACTGCAGCAGCCACCATTAAGAAGGGCGATCAGTTAATCGTTGACGGATATCTTTACACCGTGACTGAAGATGTAACACTTGCATCCGGCGCTGGAACTGTGAAAGTAGATCAGAATATCCCGGAGGCGGTTGCGGCAACAGATGCTTTTGTTGTGAATAAGGCACATGCTCTTGGCTTCCACAGAAACGGTCTGGCACTCGTTACCCGCAATCTTGAGTTGCCTATGGGTAATAAGAACGCTTACATTGCTTCCGCAGATGGTCTCGGTGTTCGCGTCGTATTCTCTTATGATTCCGATCATAAGCAGGACAAGATTTCCTTTGATATGATTTACGGCATCAAGGAACTGAACGAGAATCTGCTTGTTGACTTCTCATAAGAAAGGGGGATTCCGAGATGGGATATACCACATTTGAGTTTTACGAGAGTAAATACTACGGGGATTCTATCGAGGAATCCCTTTTCCCTAAGTGGGAAAGCCGGGCGAGCGATAAGCTGAATCAGCTGACCTACGGGCATATCAACGAAGATACCTTGAAAGAATTTGACGAGCGTATCCAGAAGGCTACCTGTGTGCTGGCAGATCTGCTTTACCAGATAGATTTTAAGACCAGCCATGCCAGTGATGAAAAGGGCGGCAATGTCAAGTCGATGTCCTCCGGCGGTCGCTCAATCAGCTTTGGGACCAATGAGACGCTGATTGATAAGGTGCTGAACGACAAGGCGGCGCAGAACCGGCTTTGTTATGACACGGTGTGCGAATACCTGGCCGGCACCGGATTATTGTATGCGGGGGTGTGAGATGGGATTCTTCGATAACAAGACCGTTACGCTTTTCAACCGTGCCTTTGATCCGGAGACCGAGAAAGAGAAGTATTACCCGACACTGCTTGAGGGTGTAGACCTTGTGGAAACCAAGGGGGCGAACGTCTCCAAGAGTGGCATTGACAGCGCCGATGCAGTGAAACTGTACATAGATTTTGTTGACGTCAACAAAACGTTCAAGCCTTACCTTCCCCCGAAAGCATGGGATGCACTGCCGGAAGAGGAAAAACAGAATTATATCACATTCCACCCTACGGAGGATTTTTTTGCCAAGGGAGACCGTACAGATGTGGAACTGCCGGAAGAATATGCGTATGAGTGGATACAGGAGAACTTCGATGATGTTTATAAGGTCACGACCGTAGACAAATATGAGGATATCTTGCCACATTTTGAGGTAGGGGGTGTATAAATGGCAGAACCAGAAAAACTTACCATCCGGGATGCGGAGAACGCAGGAAAAGGACTTCTTGCATTGGTGATGGCATATCCGGATTATCCCCGGGGATTTAAGGCGGACAATTCAACCGTGAAATGGAATTCCATCAATGAGGACCGATCCATCGGCGTGTTCCCGCTGCAGGGCGCGGTATATCTGAAAAAGTATATCAGCGGCAGCTATGTAGCACAGATGCCGTTTCAGATGATCTATAAATGTTCGCCGACCACTAATAAGGCGAGTATCGACGCGCAGGAAATGCTCAACAGCCTTGCGGCTTGGATGGAGGAGAGCGGAATTGAGTTTAAGGATCCGCACTTGACACTGGAAGCAATCACGAGAACGTCTCCGGTATTTGGCGGGGTCCAGAATGAGAAAACGGTAACTTATGCTGTGAATATGCAGCTTAAATATTTATACAGGAAGTAGGAAAGAGAGGGTAAGAAGTCATGAAGAAAAGTGCATTAGTTATGAATACAAATTTACAGTTCTTTGCAGAAGACCGTACCAATATGGTTTCTCTGCTGGATATTGGTCTTTTGGCAGGGAGCACGACCAAGCTGGCAGAGATGGGAGATGGTTATACAGAGATCACAGAAGATTGGGGACCCAGTACAGATTCAACCCAGTATGTCAACATGAAGACTGCGAGCAGTACAGTAAAGGGATACGCCCTTAACATGTCCCCGGAGCGCGAGTACCTGTCGGATGATATGCAGGAAGCCATCGACGATATGTTCAAGAAGTTCCCGACTGGTAAGGCGTGCGAGACGTATTACTACCGCTTCTATAAGACGGATTTGACAGCAGGATCGGGTGATTGCATCCGCGTACCGGTAACGGTATGCCCGTCAAGCACCGGCGGCAGCGGCGGCGACACGTTGAAATCTACAATCCAGATCAACGGTAACGGCGATGTGGAACTGGGAACAATTACGATCAGCAGCGAAGACGGCTCGTTTTCTTGGGCTGCAAAATAAGGTGTTAATGAAAAATTAGCATAATGGGGTGGGTTCCTTTCAGTCCTGCCCCATTTCTGAAAGGATGGTAATTTTTATGGAAGAGTTGAAATTAAACAGTGGTCTGAAAAAGATTGCGATTAAGGATGAGGATGGAGATCTTATCACAGTATTGAGCGTGAATGTGGCAGATGCGGACACGGCAGAGCATTTTGCACAGATCATCAATAACCTGCAGGAAATCTCGGAGAACTGCGAGAAGGAAGCGGCGGAATGGAAAAAGGAGCATGATGCACATGCCGATTCGGAAGCAGAGGAGAATTTCAAAATCGAGCAGGCACTACAGATCAACCGTATCCGCGTGAAGTATCTGAAACAGATCGCCGAGGAAATTGACAAACTGTTCGGCGAGGGAACGGTTCAGAGCATCTACGGCGATATTACGCCGGATGAAACGGCACTGGTGGAGTTTGTCGAGGGTGTTATCCCGGTAATGAATAAGCTGTTCGGCAAACGTTACGAGATGACCAGAAAACGGTATAACTCCGGCAGAAAAGGGGCAAGGGCATGATAAATGTCATGCTCGATCCTCTGCCGGATGAATGGAATGGGTACGAGGTCAATACTTCATTTCGGATCGGCATACAGGTATTCCTTGTGCAGTATGACAAAGAACTGAATGAGTACGAAAAGAGTGACGCACTGATCTGGCTGCTGTTCGATGACCGGGAGCATCCGGTAGGCTATGAGTTACAGGAATGCGTCGAGTGGTTCTTGAATGGATGGTTCCATGATAAACCAGGATCTTCGCAGGACAAGCGCCGGCTGATTGATTACGATGTCGACCAGTGGCGCATTTATGCGGACTTCCGGCAGATATACGGGATAGACCTCTCGCTGGATGATATGCATTGGTGGATGTTCAACGGTCTGCTCTGGAATATGCCGCATGAACAATCGTCATTTCAGCAGGTCATTGAAATACGCAGGAAGAAAGTTACCGGGAAGATGGGGAACGAGGAAAGAAAAGCTGTGCAGGAAGCACAGCGGATCTATGCACTGGATCAACCGGAAGTTAAAAAAGAGTATACAGAGAATGAAAAGGGTGCCATCGATGAGTATGACCGGATGATGGCGGAGATCAGAGCCAAGAAGAAAGCAGAAAAGGAACTGGGATTAGGTTAGAAAGTGAGGGTTGCATATGGCTGGTGGATATGATGGAGAAATCAGAATACGGACAAGGATTGATAATGCGGATATCCAGCCTAAAATAGCGCAGACCACGATTGCTTTAGAAAAGTCCGCTGTGAAACTGGACAAACTACAAGCTAAATTTGATTCCATTTCAGACAAGATCGAGAAAAGCAAGGAGAAATCGTCTGAACTTGAAAAAAAATTAGAGGAGATAGGAAATCTCAAAGTACCGACTGAAGAATATAAAAATCTTTCGCAACAATGGGAAGATGCGCACGCTGAACTTGTATCTGCTAAGAAAGAGTTACAAGAGATGCGTGATTTGGGATTTAAAGATGAAAATTTGCAACGATATGTAAAAAACGTTGAAATGGCTGTTGAAAAAGTTTATCAGCTGGGAGAAGCAAAAGGCAAAATGCGGTCTGATAAGACAGCATTTATAGACCAAACATCTACTGACGCATATCAAGAGATTGCTAATAAATTGAATGAGCAGAATCAGAAAACAAATGATTTGATAGATGCGCAAAGTAAAGTCAAAGAGGAAATAGATGCGGAAATAGCGGAGCAGACTAGGCTAAATGAGATATTCAACTCTGCAACAGTAACAAATCAGAAATTAGTCGACCTGCTGAAAGAAGAAAAACAGCTTGAGTTTCAAATTGCAGATATGAAAAAGGCAGGTCTGACAGGAGGGTATGATAAATATGATGAGTCTGCAAGCAGGCTGCTAGAAGTACGCGAAGAAATAAAAAAGATAAATTCAGAGCAGGAAAAGGTAGGCTCCGGTTCAAAGCAGATTGAAAAGGTTGGAAAAGCAGCAAAGAAATCCGCGGGGCTAATGTCCACACTTTTATCAAGGCTGGAAGGAATAACCCTCTCGCTGTTTATTTTTAATTGGATAACAAAGGCTTTTAACGCAATGGTTGCCGCCTTTAAAGAGGGCATCCAGAACATGGCGAAGTATTCCTCTGACTTTAATTCGCGGATGTCCGAGCTGAAGACTGCCACATCTACACTCAAAGCATCACTGGGGACGCTGGCGGCGCCGATTGTGTCAGCCATCATTCCGGCGATTGTAACACTCTGCAGCTGGATCACGACGGCGGTCAATAAGATGAATGAACTTGTGGCGGCACTGTCTGGGAAGAGCACATGGACACGGGCGAAGCAACAGCAGGTGGATTATGCGAAGTCGTTGAATGGCACTGCGGGAGCGGCAAAGAAAGCGGCGGGAGCGTTGCAGGGGTTTGATGAACTGAATGTGATTAACTCAAACAGTTCCAGCGGCGGTGGCGGTGGAACAGATGCCTCTACGATGTATGAGGAAGTGCCAACAAGCGATGCGCTGATCGGTAAATTGCAGCCGTTCCTCGATTATCTTAAGCAGATCAAGGCAGAAGTGATCCGCGGATGGGATGAGACGTGGGCGGCGCTGGATATTGACGGTCAGATCGCAGATATTCGCGGCAGTATCGAATCAATCCGTGGCTCTCTGTCGGATATTTTCGGAAATGCAGATTTGCAGGCGGCGGCAGACAACTTTGTTATGACGCTGGCGTACAGTGTTGGTCAGATTGGCGCATCCGTGGTCAGTATTGGGGCTACGATCGCACAGAATATCATTGGCGGCATCGACCTGTATTTGCAGCAGAATAGCGACAGAATCACCGAGTACCTTATTCGGATGTTCGATATTGGCGCTGACGTGGCACAGCTTGCGGGCGAAGCGGCGCAAGCATTTGCTTTTGTGTTCCAGGCATTCGGCAATGAGGACGGGCAGCAGATTACGGCAAATCTGATTCAGATGTTTTCGGATATATTTGGCACGGTAACGCTTCTGGTGGCGCAGTTCCGAGATGATCTGATGCATTTGTTTGTCGATCCATTCGTGAATAACAGCGAGGAAATTCGGATAGCCCTTGAAGGAATTCTTGAAGTTGTGTCGGAAGTCACTGGTGCTATATCGGATACAGTGCAGTATTTCGCGGATGGGGTTGTGGCTTTATATGACGAGCATATACATCCACTCATGCAGAGTTTGAGAGACGGACTTGATGAAATTACGGCGAAGTTTCTGGAAGTCTGGAATACATATGTCAAACCGGTACTGGATGAGATTGCAGCAAAATTCCACGAAGTCATGGAGCAGCACATTCAGCCGATGCTTGACAGCTTTCTTGGTTTGCTGGGGACAGTCATAGACAATGTGAAAAAACTCTGGGAAGAGGTGCTGGTGCCGGTTATTGAGTGGATCATTGAGAATATTCTGCCAGTGTTGCTGCCGATCATTCAGTGCCTTATTGAAGGCGTGATGAATTTTGTAGGCTTTATATCCGATACGGTGGCGAATATCATGGATTTCCTGTCGGGTCTTATTGATTTTATTGTCGGTATTTTTACCGGCGATTGGGAACAGGCGTGGAGGGGAATCCGGGAAATTTTTTCTGCGATCTGGAATGAGATGAAACTTATCTTGAGTACGATTTGGAACAGTATGAAAGATGGTGTGAAAGCAGCAATTAACGCTATAAAAGGGCATATTTCGGATTCCTTGCGTAATATCAAAGGCGGTTGGCGGGAATCTTGGACAAGCATGAAAACAACGCTTTTTGGTATTTTGGATACTATTAAGTCGGGTTTCAGGGAAAAGATCAACTCAATAATTTCATTCGTTGAGAATATGGCAAATAGTGTAGTAACCGGTGTCAATAAGGTTTTGGAAGCGCTGAACAGCGTTGGATTTGATATGCCGGATTGGCTGGGCGGTGGAACGTTTCACCCAAATCTGCAGACATTGTCGACAATTAGCATCCCCCGCCTTGCTAACGGTGGCATCACAACCGGTAGCACCCTTGCAAACATTGGAGAAGCCGGGCGGGAAGCGGTACTTCCGCTGGAAAATAACCTGTCCTATCTGGAGCCGCTTGCAGAAATGATCGCAAGCAAAATGGAAGGTGTTCAGACGGTACGGATTGTAGCAGAGGAAAGCGGCATATTCAAAGTTGTACGCGAGGGTGCAAATGATTATTTCCGGAGAACCGGCAGACCGGCATTTGATTTTTAGAGAGAGGAGCGGAGAAAATGGCATACGGTGGATTTTTGATAAAGGTAGGCGATTATACCGTTCCTTTCCGATACATTGAAGCTAAGAAATTCAAGTGCGGCATCAAAGGGCAGGATCTGGATTCCTACCGGGATGCAAACGGCATCTTACATCGAGAAGCCTTACAGAATGTTGCGATTAAGGTTGAGTGGGAAACGCCAAACGATATTGATGAAGTGGCGTTGCGCCAGCTGATGGACAGCATCAAGGCACAGTATTCAAATGCGACAGAGAAAAAAGCGCTTGTCACGGCGTGGATGCCGGAACTTGGCGATTATGTAACGATGGACTGCTATCTGCCGGATATAGAATATACCATTGATTATGCGGATGAGACGACCGTGGAGTATTCTTCTTTCCGGCTGGCGTTTGTTGGGTATGGAGGTAGTGTAAATTGATTGATTATGATTATGCGGATTTGTTCAAGCAGAATAGTGTGGATAAGCAGATCACAATTACATCGGATGATGGGCTTGTGAATATCACGAACAATGAACTTCATCAGGAAGAATTTGAACTGACAGAAAGCCTTTGCTCCGAGAGTGAGTTGACGTTCGGTTGTTGTGAAGCCGGAATGATTAAGTTCAAGGTGTCCAATGTATTTTTGCCGATGAAAGGGAAGTGGCTGACGGTAAAAATGACGATCGGCGGGAATGCGGCGAATTCGCTTCAAATCGGACGATATAAGGTTTATTCCGATACGCCTACGGCAGACAGAAAATACCGTGATGTGGTGGCTTACGATGCTTTGTACGATGTGGTCAATGCGGATGTGACGGCGTGGTACAACACGCTTAAGTTTCCGATGACCTTAAAATCTTTCCGGGATGCATTCTTTTCGCATTTCGATGTGGAGCAGGACGATGTGGAACTCGTGAATGACAGCATGACCGTCGAAAAGACGGTGGAAGTCACGGTGTCGACAGATACAAGTACCGGTACGGCGGAGACAAGCACGGTGGGCGAATCCATAGGTGGAAAAGAAACCTTATCCTGCGTTCTTGAAGCAAACGGCTGCATGGGTCACATGGGACGCTATGGGAAGTTCCATTATGTGTATCTTGAGCAGAATATTGATGGGCTTTACCCCGCGGACGACCTCTATCCGGCAGATGATCTTTTTCCGCGGGATCCGAAATCATACGGTATAGGGAAAGGCATCTACGTGTCTGCAAAGTATGAGGACTATACCGTTTGCCCGATAGACAAGCTTCAGATCCGGGAGAAAGAAAACGACATTGGAGTTATCGTTGGCAATGGGAACAATGCATATGTGATCGAGGGGAACTTTTTGCTATATGGCAAGGGAACAGACGAACTGACCAGTATAGCAAATAATGTCCTTGCAAAAATTACTGGCGTTACATATCGACCGTTTACGGCGGATTGCCTGGGAAATCCTTGCTTAGAGGTTGGCGATGCGGTGCGGCTGCAGACCCGGTATAAATTGATTGAATCGTACATCTTAAAGCGCACGCTGAAAGGTATACAGGCACTAAGAGACAGTCTGGAAGCTGACGGAGAAGAGTACCGGACAAGCAAAGTCAACGGTGTGCAGAGAAGTATCCTGCAGCTTAAGGGGAAGAGCAATACTCTCGAACGGTCGATTGAGGAAACGAAGTCAACGATTGTTGATGTGGAAAAAGGCTTGCAGTCACAGATTACACAGACAGCATCAGAAATCCGGGCAGAGGTAAAAAATACCACAGATGGGTTATCATCACGGATTACCCAGAATGCGAGTAGCATTACTGCAGAGGTCAACCGGGCAACGAGCGCCGAGGGTACGCTATCCAGTAAGATCAGCCAGACGGCAGAGAGCATTACTGCAGAGGTCAACCGGGCAACGGAAAAAGAAGGACAGCTTGCGGCGGCAATACAGGTCAATGCAGAGGGGATCACAAGCAAAGTTTCCCGGGACAGTGTCGTTTCGGAAATTAACCAGTCAGCAGAGGGATTAAAGATTAGAGCTGATTTGTTGGAACTTAGGGGATCTGTGGAGATGACCGGTGGGTATGTGCATATTGACGCGACAGAGAGTACAGACAACTTGGTTGAACTGAAACGGGAAGGAACTCTCGTGCAGATAGGAACGGATGGTTTGAAGTCAGCAGCAGATACGAGAGAACTCACGGCAAGTTACTCTGCTGTGGCGGTGCGTGACACGTCGGCAAACACCATAGCGCAAATGCTCTCAAGCGGAAAAGGAATATCGTCCTATGGATGGGAATCTTATTCTGACAAGCGACTAAAGCACGGGATAGAATCCCTTGACAGAGAAAAGAGCACCGCGCTTATACAGTCCTTACGTCCTTGCAGATTTGTTTATAACTATGACCAGGACGGGCATTACCGGCACGGTCTGATTGCACAGGAGGTACTGACTGCGATCGGAGATGAAGACTGGGCGATCTGCTCCGAGAATCCAGATCCAGACGGGAACATGTACTATGCTCTGGACAAGACGGAATTGATCGCTGATCTGATTGCTGCGGTGCAGTTACAACACGAAGAGATAGAGAAGTTGAAAGAGAGGATGGAAAAGTATGAACAAAGCGTATATCCGTATTAATTGGGAAAATTACCCGAGCGATGCAACACCTATAAATAAGGTAAATCTTAACAGACTGGACAGTGCGACAGACATACTTGACGACCGTGTGATTACTCTGGATACCACAAAAGCCACGAAAACAGAGGTGGCAACTCTTGTGTCGGATGTGACCTTTGAGGAGTCGACCGGAATCATCACGATCACAAAAAAGAATGGTTCAAAGGTTACGATCGACACGCAGATGGAGAAAATCGCCGTCAACTTTGACTATGACCCGACCACGGAGCAGATCATGCTTACTCTGATCGATGGCACGAAGCAGTACATAGATTTGTCGGCGCTGATTACGCAGTATGAGTTTTTGGACACTGATACAGTGGCTTTTACCATCGGTACGGACAGCAAGGTATCAGCCGTTGTAAAAGAGGGAAGCATCGAGGAAAAGCACTTGGAGCCAAACTATCTTGCCAAGATTAAGGGAGAAGCGGCAAAGGCAGAAACAAGCCGGGCAGATGCGGCGGCAAGCGCAACCAAGGCGGAAAGCTATGCCGTTGGCGGTACCGGGAGCCGGGAGGGCGAAGACTCTGATAATGCTAAATATTATTACCAGCAGGCAAAGGATGTGTCGGAGGGGTTAAAAGGTGGATTGCAGCCGCATGGCACGGTGGCTTTTGCAGATCTTCCGGCGCTTCCGGATGTCAATGCAGGATGGATGTTTAATATTTCAGACGAATTTACGACCACAGATGATTTTAAAGAGGGATCCGGGAATGTAATTCCTGCCGGTGCAAATATCTACAAGACATCAGACGGCAAGTGGGATGTGCTTGCGGGTACTCCGGTGACGGGGGTCAAGGGTGCAAAGGAGGCAGCCTACCGCCGTGGGAATGTCAACCTTACGGCGGCGGATGTTGGGGCGGTAGCCGAGGATGGGGATGCTTCGGACACGACGGTGACTTTTTCGGCGGCTGATGAGCGTACCAATATAGCCACGGGTGAGAAGTTATCTGCACTATTTGGAAAGATTGCAAAGTGGCTGTCTGATCTTAAGACGGTTGCGTTTACCGGAAGTTATAGCGATCTGACTGATAAGCCTACTATTCCGTCAAATACATGGCGTCCTGTACAGGACAATCTTACAACCGCCAGCAGCACAGATTGTTTATCTGCAAATATGGGGAAATATTTGTATGAAACGAAAGCCAATTCTAATCACACACATGATAGCCGGTATTATACCGAGACAGAGGTAAATAATTTGTTGGAAGCAAAGATGCCGGTATCGGGCGGCACTTTTACTGGAGCGGTTGGATTTGCCAATGGTACGTGGAATCCCGTTGGGGATGATTGCTATATGGGAGATTTTAATGCGGCTGGGTGTGTAGGATTTAAAAGCATGTCGTCTCAATTAACAGGTATCGCGCTTGTCGGCGCAAGTAGCAATATGTACGGTCGGCTTTTGGTACAAAATGATGGTGGTGATATGTACCTTGCCACAAACGGCGCTTTTTATGTGTCGAACGGAAATAATAGTGCACGTGCTCCGATCTATGCATCCGCTTTTACGCAGTCCTCTTCCAGACGTGTCAAGAAAAATATCGAGGATATGACCGAGACCGAAGCTAAGAAATTATTGGACGTAGAGGTTAAGTCGTATGACTACATCAACCCCGACATGCCGGATGGATGTTTCGGCTGCATCGCGGAGGATATGGCAAAAATAATCCCATCTTGCGTTAATGGAGATGTTGACTGCGCTGATGACGATGCCGCGGCTATTCAGGGCATTGGCATTGATTACTCCAAGCTGGTGCCACATCTCATAAAGATGGTACAGATCCAGCAGGCACAGATTGATGCACAGCAGGAACAGATCGATAAGCTTGCAGCACAGCTCTTATAGTTGGCACAAACCTGCATAAGCAGTGTTTTATACTTATTATAAGGAAAGAGAGGAAATGATATGGAATCAATCATCACAGCACTTATAACAGGCGGGCTGACGCTGATCGGCACGGTAATGACGGTCAGCAGTGGTCAGAAAAAGACAGATCACAAACTCGAGATGGCGCAGGCGGTTACGGACTGCAAGTTGGACGAGCTTACCAGAGAGGTAAGGATGCACAACAACTTTGCACAGCGGGTGCCGGTCATCGAGGAGCAGGTAAAAGTTATCAATCACCGCATTGCGGACTTAGAGGAGGGAAAGTAGTATGTTGAAAAATTGTGTACTCAGAGTATCAGTAGACACGCAGAAATGGGCGAAAGCCGCGGGCATCAGAGCGCTTAAGACGATGGCACAGGCGGCGATTGCCGGAATTGGAGCGGCGGCAGCAATGGGGCAGGTAGATTGGAAGTATGTTGCATCAGCATCGTTATTGGCGGGCGTATTATCAATGCTGATGTCGATCACCGGCATCCCGGAAGTAGAAAGTGAGGAGGAATAAAACATGAGAAATGTGAGTCAGTTACATCCGGAACTACAGAAAAAGGTTGAACAACTGAAAATGCTGTGTCAGCAGAATGGTATAACGATCGGAATTTCAGAGTGTGTTCGCACGGTTGCAGAGCAGGACGCCTTATATGCAAAGGGCAGGACAATGCCGGGAAAGATTGTCACTAAAGCCAAAGGCAATACATACAGTTCTATGCATCAGTGGGGAGTTGCATTTGACTTTTATTTGAAAATGGATGTTGACGGAGATGGCAGTGTTTCTGATGACGCGTTTAATAATTCCACCGAATTATTTAATAAGGTAGGAAAGATTGGACAGAGTATTGGTCTGGAATGGGGCGGCGCTTGGACGTCAATGAAAGACCTTCCGCACTTCCAGCTGCCGAATTGGGGCAGCACCCCGGCAAAGTTAAAAAGGCTGTACGGTACACCGGAGAAGTTTATGGCTACTTGGGAAAAGAAAGGGCAGACTGTCACCGAATCCGATAAAATCACCACAACAACGAAAGAAAGCGAGGATTATAATATGAAGACGATCAAAAAGGGTAGCAAGGGCAATGCAGTAAAGGTATGGCAGATCATCATTGGCGCGGCGGCGGACGGCAATTTCGGCAGCGGCACGGAGCGCATGACCAAGACCTGGCAGGGCAACCACGGGCTGACGGCGGATGGCATCGTCGGGGCGAAGAGTTGGAAAGCGGGACTGGAAGCACTGTAAGAGTAAAACCGGCGGGAGTAATCCTGCCGGTTTTACTTTGAACTGGTTTCGTGTCATCTTTCGTGTCATACTGTGTCATATTTTCAATGATTTTAATGTACTTTAAACAGAGATTATATTGTTAAAAAACGCCCTGGAAGATTGGAAAATCAACGTTTTTCGATAAAAATGCCGTAAATGCTTAAACAGTGAAAAAACATATTAAACGGGTTCGATTCCCGTCTGGTCCATTCAAAGCGGCAGAAACGAACTGCCGTCCAAATGCAGCACAAGCGAACTCCTTATATGGTATCAGCATATACAGGAATGGGATTTGGCTGGTATATCGTAGAAGGTAAAAATATGGAAATGGGCAGTGCCGGTTTGGCGCTGTCTTTTTTTGTACAGGAACCTGAATTTTTGATTGAACGTATTCCGATAAAAGAATATACTTAAATTGGACTTAGGATACCGTTTGGAGGCGATTTGTACTTATGGGAAGACCGGAAGATTCCAGAGTAAAGATACCGGCACTTGTACATTTTACAAGGCTTGGATATACCTATATGTCAATAAAAGATAAAGAACGAAATGTTGACTATGATGGAGATGCGAATATTTTCTATAGTCAGTTTTTGTCTGCCATAAATAGAATTAATCATGCTGAGTTTACACTCGATGATGCTAAGAAGATTATTGATGAAATAAAGATAAAACTGGATAATGACGATTTAGGCAAATCATTTTTCAATATTCTGCAGTCAGGAATAAATGATATAAAGTTAATTGATTTTGATGATGAGAGTGGAGCACAGAACGATTACACAGTAGTAACGGAACTTCCATACGAAAATGGTGATGATAATTTCAGACCAGATATTACCGTATTAATAAATGGAATGCCATTATCATTTATCGAGGTGAAACGTCAGAATAATAGGGAAGGTATTCTTACAGAGCGTAACCGTATGGAAAGGCGCTTTGGTAACAAAATCTATCGCAGATTTGTGGGAATTACGCAGTTTACTGTGTTTTCTAATAATAATGAGTATGATGATTCTGATATTGAACCAATACAGGGGGCATTCTATGCTTCCAGCAGTTATACAAGAATGTTTTTCAGTAAATTCAGAGAGCAGAGAGAAGAAGAGTTAAAGGCAAAAATGAAGCCAATAAACACAGAAGATGAAGCTTTTATTTTGTCAGATACGAATCTTATTGCTATTAAAGGAACACCTGAATATGCATCTTCTATAAATGAGGATTCACCTACAAATCGTATTATTACATCTTTATACACAAAAGACAGAATACTGTTTTTGTTGAAATATGGTATCTGTTACAAGACTACCACGAATAAAGATGGAATTACGCAGATAGAGAAACATATTATGCGTTACCCTCAGATGTTTGCAACTATGGCAATACGTGATAAGCTGCGTGAAGGCATCAGAAAAGGAGTTATCTGGCATACACAGGGCAGCGGAAAAACAGCTTTGGCATATTCCAACGTAAGATATCTGACGGATTATTTCAGCAGAGAAGAAGGAAAAATTGCAAAGTTTTATTTTATAGTAGACAGGTTAGATCTGGCAGAGCAGGCAAAAAGCGAATTCGAAGCCAGAGGTCTTAATGTCAAGATGATAAAAGATAAGAAGCAGTTTATAGATGATATAGTTAATCCGGGCGAGTCAAATACAAGTGGTAAAACTACGATGACTGTGCTTAATATACAGAAGTTTTCGAAAGAATCTGTAACAAAGCCTGCTGATTATAATGTTAATGTACAGAGAGTTTATTTTCTGGATGAAGCACACCGCAGTTATAATCCAACAGGTTCGTTTCTTGCTAATCTTATGTCATCAGACAGAAATGCAGTTATGATAGCCCTGACAGGTACACCATTGATTGGAGAAGGTTATAACACCAAGGATGTATTTGGCAATTATATTCATAAATACTATTATAATCAGTCGATTGCAGATGGATACACACTGAAACTTATTCGGGAAGAGATTGAAACTACATATAAGAATCAGATGAAGGATACGCTGGATCAGATTGTAAGACAAGGAAGTATAGCTAAGAAAGAATTGTATGCTCATCCAAAATTTGTTGAGAAGATGGTTGACTACATTGTTCATGATTTTGGAGAAGGCAGAAATGCACTGGATTCTTCTATCGGTGCAATGATTGTATGCGATTCTTCTGAGCAGGCAAGAGAGGTAGATAAACAGTTGAATCGTTTTTCAGCTTATACTCATGCACTGATACTACATGATGAGGGAACTAAGCAGGATAGAAAAGACGAGCAGGAAGAATTCAAAAAAGGAAATATAGATATTCTTGTTGTTTACAATATGCTTCTGACAGGTTTTGATGCTCCTCGATTAAAGAAGCAGTACCTTGCCAGAATGATTAAGGCACATAATTTATTACAGACTTTGACAAGGGTAAATCGACCATACAAAGGCTATCATTATGGATATGTTGTAGATTTTGCAAATATCAAGGACGAGTTTGACAAGACAAATAAAGCATATTTCGATGAACTTCAGTCAGAATTAGGAGATGAAGTTCAGAATTACAGCAATATCTTTAAGAGTAAGGAAGATATTGAAAAAGATTTAAATGAAGTCAAAAATCAATTATTTCTGTATGATACAAGTAATGTGGTCAACTTTATTAACCAGATTAATGCGATTGATGACAAGAAACAGTTACTTGACTTGCGCCAGGCTTTAGAGAATTACAAGGCTATGTACAATCTGATTCGGTTATATGGATATGAAGATTTGTATGAACACTTTAATGTCGAGAATGCGATTAAATGCTTGAATGAGGTCAACAACAGAATCAGTATTGTAAACCTAAAGAACAGCATTGATTCATCAGAAGACATGACGCAGGTGCTTAATATGGCACTTGACCAGATTGATTTTCAGTTTCGCAAGATTAAAGAAGAAGAACTTTTGATAGCGGATGCGTTCAGAGATACATTGGAAAAAACAAGAAGAGAGATTGTGGACAGATGCCTTGATCCAAAAGATCCGGAGTACATATCACTTCTTGATGAATTAAAGAGAGTATTTAAGAAGAAAAATATTGAAGAACTCACAGCAGATGAAATGAGGCAGATGAAGGATGAACTGGATTCATTGAAGAAAAAAGCAGAGAGACGCAATATTGCAGACCGAATGCTTGCAGCAAAGTATTCTGGTGATGTTAAGTATATGAGAACGCATAAAAGGATTATGGGAAGTCCGCCACCGATTGCAGATGCGATTACTGTACATAGAATTTTAATGACAGTAAAGACCGAGGCTGATGACCAGATTGCTCATAATGAAAATATCCTTGATAATGAGGAGTATTTTATAAAGTCTTTACAGCCAATAATCTATAAGGCATGTATAGGAGAAAATGTAAAGCCAGAACGACAGCAGCTACTATTTATAGATAACTGTCTTTCAAAAGAATATATATCAGAAAGGGATTGGGTATCCTGATGACAACAGAAACAATAATAGCAAATACAAAACAGATGATTGATGACTTAAAAACTGTGTGTGCCAACTTTGGACTTGGCAATGCAAGTAGTGAGTATAAAATCATTACAGAAATCTTCCTGTATAAATTTTTGAATGACAAGTTTCTTTATGAGGTACAGCAGGCGGATGAAAGACTAAAAGATTCCGAGAATGTTGAACAGACATTAAACAATATGCCGGAAGATGATTATGAAATGCTTATGATGCAGTTGCCGGCGGCAACTGCAAAACTTAAAAGAGAGCATTTTATTTCATATCTCTTTAACCATAAAAATGATGATAAGTTTAATGAATTGTTTGATGCAACCTTATGGGATATTTCTAATACGAACCTTGATGTATTTTCAGTAAGTACTGGCTCAGGAGATAAGATTCGCTTATTTGACCAGAATTTATCGCTTAATGTAACAGAGTCTAATCGTAGGTCTGATTTCTGCAGAGCGATGATTGATAAGCTTGTTACTTTCAGCTTTGCAGATGCATTTTCACAGAAATATGATTTTTTTGCAACCATATTTGAGTATCTGATTAAGGATTACAACAAGGACTTTGGTAAGTATGCTGAGTATTACACACCGCATTCCATAGCAAGCATTATTGCAAGAATTATGGTACCGCAAGGAACACAGAATGTAACTGTATATGATCCTGCAGCAGGTTCAGGAACTCTTGTGTTGGCACTTGCACATGAAATAGGTGAGAATAACTGTACGATATATACACAGGATATTTCCCAGAAATCAAATGAATTTCTGCGTCTGAATCTTATACTGAATAATCTTGTACATTCACTCGGTCATGTAGTGCATGGAGATACATTATTATCACCACAGCATCTGAACCGACAGAAAAATGGACTGATGAAGTTTGACTATATCGTCAGCAATCCACCTTTTAATGTGGATTTTTCAGACAACAGAGATACATTGGCAGGAGAAAATTATAAGGAAAGATTCTGGGCGGGTGTGCCGAAAGTGCCTAACAAGAAAAAAGATAGTATGGCAATTTACCAGATGTTTCTTCAGCACATTATTTTTTCTATGAAAGAGAATGGTGGCAGAACTGCAATTGTTGTGCCGACAGGATTCCTGACAGCGGGAACAGGCATACCAAAAACAATACGAGAGCGTATAGTGAAAGAAAAGATGTTACGGGGTGTAGTATCCATGCCAAGTAATATTTTTGCAACGACAGGCACAAATGTATCAGTTGTATTTTTGGATAATACAAAGAAATACGATAAGGCAATACTTATGGATGCGTCCAAACTTGGAACAAAGGTTAAAGTGGATGGAAAAAACCAGAGAACAGTACTTTCTGATCAAGAAATTGAGGATATTATCAATACTTTTAATAATTTTGAAACGAAGGATGATTTCTCTGTTGTTGTAGACTATGACAAGATTGAACAGAAGAAGTGTTCTTTTAGTGCCGGGCAATATTTTGAAGTAAAGATTGAGTATGTAGAACTGACACAGGAAGAGTTTCAGGCAAAGATGGATGATTATATGGATAAACTTACAGAATTATTTGCAGAGGGTAATACATTGCAAACGGAAATTCTAGAGCAGTTGAAGAAGGTGAAGTATGAAGCGAATTATGATAAATGAAATCTGCAAGGTATATGATGGACCTCACGCAACTCCGAATAAAACAGAGTATGGTCCAATATATCTTGGAATAGATGCAATAACGGAAGATGGTATGCTGGATGCTACACAATTTGCACATTTATCGGAAGCAGATTATATAAAATGGACGAAAAGGGTAATTCCTCAAGAGAATGATATAGTTTTTTCGTATGAAGCTACTTTAGGTAGATATACGATGATTCCAAAAGGTTTTCATGGTTGCTTGGGGAGAAGACTCGCAATTATAAGAAATGTGAGCAATAAAATAAACACCAGATGGCTGTACTATTATTTTAGGTCACCAGAATGGACATCTTTTATTAGAAATCAAACTGTGAAAGGAAGCACAGTGGATAGAATTTCTGTAGAAGATTTTCCTAAATATACAGTGCCACTAATACCAATTGGTAAACAAAATAGAATAGTGGATGTATTGGATAAAATCGATCGAAGGATTGCTAATAATAAAAAGATAAATGATTATTTAGCGTATCAATTCTCAATGGTAGCTTGACCATTCATAAGCATTGGAAGAAGCCATTCGCGTAAATTGGTTAGTTTTTGAATTTCTTCACAACTCTTTGATTTTAAAGATAATGTTGATGCAAGCTTATCTTCAAATTGTGTAATAACAGATAATGGTGGTACACAAAGTTCTGTATCTAAAAGGGTACTTATACGAATACCTTTAAAGATACTTCCGGTAGAACTTGATGTTGCTTGTTTAATAAAAGCATCACTCATAAAATACAAATATAAAAATGTCGGTGTAACAACATCAATGTTTGCACGAATTGAGAATACGGATTCATTGATATCCCAATCTGTAGGTTCCGCTTGAATAAGATAACAACGTCCCAATGGAGCAATACTTGCAAATAAGATATCTCCAATTTGTATATCTGATCTGTTATGAACAATAGTCCGGGCTGATTCATCAATAGTATCACAGCCAGTAAAATCTAAAGTCCCATTGGTTGTAAGATTTTTAACAGTAATATATTTTATATTGCCTGAACCAAGCGAAAAATTATCTCTTGGGTTCAATCCTGTGCAGATACTTGAAATAATGTCTTGTATTTTACAGATTTTCCAGCCCTTAGGAATGATGTGATCATCAGTATATATCATTTCCCCATCAGAAGATTTATATGGTTTTCCGTTTTCATCTGGAAAATCAAACTGCACAAACCAGTAGTCGTAGGTGGTCTTTGCCATCTCCTCTAAATAATCATTTACAATACAAACATAAACTCTTGAAAGTGGCGAGAGAAAAAAAAGAACTCCACTTCATGGTGGTTCTCACATATAAAGGAGAAACACATGAAAGAAAAAGTAATAACGAAGATTATCAATGAGATGCTTCCGTCACTAAACAATGAACAATTAAAAAAATTGAAGGATGTACTAGAGGTAAATCTATATAATGTTTCTATTGTGACTATGGAAGAAGAAAGTGAGCAGGAAACATTGGACTACTTGGAGGTATTTTTGTCTGCAAAGAGAATAGAAGGGTGTTCAGAGAAGACTTTAACATATTACAAGAATACAATTCATCAAATGATGGAAGATATCGGGAAAACGGTATGCACAATTGAAACAGAAGATTTGAGGACATATCTATCAAAGTACCAAGCTGAAAAGGAATCAAGTAAGGTGACGATTGATAACATAAGGAGAATATTTTCAAGTTTTTTTGCATGGCTGGAAGATGAGGATTACATCATAAAAAGTCCTGTACGTAGAATACATAGAATTAAGTCTGCTAGTGTGATAAAGGAAACATATACAGATGAGCAACTGGAGACAATGAGAGATAATTGTGACAATCCAAGAGATTTGGCTTTGATTGACATACTTGCATCTACAGGAATGAGAGTCGGAGAACTGGTTTTGTTAAATAGAGATGATATTTCATTTGATGAAAGAGAATGTGTAGTATTTGGTAAAGGCGATAAAGAGAGAATGGTGTATTTTGATGCACGAACTAAGCTGCATTTGCAGAATTATCTTGATTCGAGAACAGATGATGAGCAGGCACTCTTTGTATCGCTAAAAGCACCTTACAGACGAATGAAAATAGGTGGAATAGAACTACGACTTCGTGAAATGGGAAAAAGATTAAACATAGATAAGGTTCATCCTCATAAGTTCAGAAGAACTTTAGCAACAGTAGCTATTGATAAGGGAATGCCAATAGAGCAGTTGCAAAAACTGCTAGGACATCAGCGGATAGACACAACATTGCAATATGCAATGGTTAAACAGAGTAATGTAAAAATTGCTCATAGAAAATACATTGGATAG